CGACTCGCTGGTTATCAGTCGCCTGATGAACAGCACCGCGAACCGTCACTCTCTGGCAGATTTGGGTGAAGCCCTGGGACTGCCGAAGGGTGATCACAACGACTTCTCGCAGTTCACCAAGGAAATGGTGACGTATGGTGTCCGAGACGTTGAAATCCTTCAACACGCTTGGACCGGGAGTTCGAAGAACGGCAAGAAGTTCCCTGCCTTTGGGGCCTTCTGGCGGAAATACCATCCAGCTTGCCAGTTGGAGTTCAAGACCGCCTATGTGATCCAGAAGCAGACCATCCACGGGTTCCGCTTCGATTATGAAAAAGCGCAGCTATTGGAGGCCGAGCTTCGGCAGGAGAAGATGGACCTCGAAAGGGGTCTCCAAGAAATCTTCCCTCCGATCATCACGCCTCGGTACTCCGACAAGCAGATCGACAAGAGGACCGGGAAGCCCAAGCGTCTCAAGGATGACGTTGAGATTTTCAATCCGGGGTCCCGTGAGCAGATCGCCAACCGGCTGATCACCAAGTATGGTTGGGAGCCTAAGGAACTCACGCCCACCAAGAAACCCAAGGTGGACGAAACGATCCTCGGGAACCTCCCCTATCCTGAAGCTCAGCACATGGCCCGGTTCATGACCTTGGGCAAGAAGCTCGGGATGCTGGTGGATGGCGAGAACGGCTGGCTGAAGGTCGCTGAAGAGAAGCCCAACGGGCAATTCTATATCCACGGACAGGTGAACACCCTTGGGGCTCGGACCCATCGGATGAGCCACTTCAAGCCCAACGTGGCCCAGGCCGACAAGGACGAGCGTATGAGGTCCCTCTGGCTGGCTGACCCCGATTGGCTGCTGGTGGGTGTGGACGCCGAGGGCCTCGAACTGAGGGAACTCGCGCACTTCCTCTATCCGTATGACAACGGGCGCTACGTCGAGATTGTCCACTCCGGGGATAAGAAACTCGGAACGGACATTCACACGATGAACATGAAGGCCGCTGGCCTGTTCCTCCGTGATAGCGCGAAGACCATGATCTACGCCCACAATTACGGTTGCTTCGACAAGAAGCTCGGGGAGATCGTGGTGGAAGACGCCAAGGCAGCGGGTCAGCCCGTTCCCAAAGGCAGTCTCACAAAGCTCGGTGCGGAACTCCGCGCCAAGATTGAGGTCGGGATTATCGGTCTCGGGGAACTCATTGCGAAATGCAAAAGGGCTCATAAGAAGGCCGGGGCATTGCCCGGTCACGATGGCCGTTGGATTCCCTCAGCGTCGGATCATTCCGCCCTCAATACGTTGCTCCAAGGCAACGGGTCGATTGTCATGAAGAAGGCTCTAGGCATTTTCGATGACGAAATGGACCGCCTGCAACTCATGGACAAGATTGGCTACTGCGCCAACGTCCACGACGAGTTTCAGATCACTTGTCACCCTGACATTGCCGAGAAGGTTGCGGAGGTCGGCAAGTGGTCGATCACCCGTGCCGGTGAGTTGCTTGAGGTCAGGTGTCCTCTGGTTGGCGATGCCGCCATTGGCAAGAATTGGGCTGAGACTCACTGATGAACATTCTGAACACGAATGACGCTCCCGCCTTGTTCATTACCAAGGAGGGGGCGAATAAGATTGGCCTGAAGATCATCGCCAAAATCCCCACGAAGGTTTCTGGCTTCAAGGTCTCCGAATTGGTCCGAGTTGGCGGGGACGCAGGGTATCACCTGATCGTCTTCCCCACGGACCCCACGCTCAAACCCGAGAAGCTGACCGATAGGGCGCTTGAGCTTCTCTTTTGAACTAATCCAAGGGAAACACGAATGGGTAAAGTAATCGCGATCCTCGGGGCTGTGATCGTCGGCGTCTGCGTTGCGGCAGTCGCCTTGGGCTACATCGTCAACATTTTCGATTTGGTCGGAAACACCACGGTCTTCGGCATCGAGGAAGTCCTTCAGCTTGCCGGTGTCTTCCTGATCCCCGTGGGTGCAATCATGGGGTGGGTCGTCTGGTGAGCCTGAAGATCGCCTTTATCGACGCGGACATTCTGCTTCATAGGGCGGTCTCCTTCACTGAAGACGAGTTTGAGGGGCAGACTGTCGCCCTCCCGCAGCAGGCCCTTTGGGTCTTCAACGATATGCTCGAAACCTGGCTCAAACAGGTCAGAGAGACGGTCGATCTTGAGGACTACCATCTGGTCATCACGGTCGGGAAGAACTTCAGGTACGGCCTGTATGACGAGTACAAGGGCAACCGGAAGGACATAGCCCCTCATCCTGCCATGCACGGTCTGAAGGAACTCGTGAAGGAGTACCAAAGCACCGTTTGGGAGGAAGGGATCGAAGCGGACGACTACATCGGGATCAAGGTCACTGAGACCCCCGGTGCCTTCGCCGTGTCTGCCGACAAGGATTTCGCCACGGTCCCCTGCCACCTGTATGTCCCGGCGTCTCACGGCAAGCCGGGCTCGTGGCACCACTTCAGCGAGGACGAGGCCAACCTGAACTGGCTCCGGCAGACCATGACCGGAGACACCATCGACAACTACAAGGGCATCCCCAGGGTCGGGAAGGTCAAGGCCGCTGGCATCCTGCCGAGACCCGAGCCGGTGGACGTGATGTGGCCCAAGGTGGTCGCAGGGTTCGTCAAGGCGGGTCTCACGGAAGACGACGCCCTCACGATGGCACGTCTGGCCCGCATCCTTCGGGCTGGTGAGTACGATTTCAAGACAAAGAGAGTGAAACTATGGGAACCTTCAGGAAAGGTGATCGCGTCCGCTGCTTAGCGTCGGACTCCACCCTCCACGTTGTCAGGGGCCTTACATACACCGTGGAGAAGTCTGAACGGGACTACGTTCGGTTGGTGGACGTGCCGGGTAACTGGTACACCAAGCGGTTCGAATTGGTCGAAGACGAGCCTGCCAACACGAACGCAGCGCCCACCCAAGGGATCAACCCCAAGGACCTGATCGGCTCCAAGAAGCCCGACTATGGGTATGTGCCTATGGCCCCTCTGTACGAGGTCGGAAAGGCCATGCGCGACGGGGCTCAGAAGTACGGACCCTTCAACTGGCGCGAACAGCCGGTCAACGCCAACGTCTATGTCAACGCCGCCCGCCGTCACCTGGACCTGTGGGCCGCTGGCGAGGAAATCGCTGACGACTCCAAGGTTCACCATCTGGCTCACGCGATGGCCTGCATGGTGATCCTCATGGACGCCCAACAGCACAACAGCCTGAACGACAACCGAGTGAGGGATGATGCCCTGATCCGGTACATCAAGGAGAACGCTGCGTGAAGTTCCACTACAACACGGACACTGACCGGGGCGAGCCTGTCGCCTACATCGACTGCGACGGCGACCTGATCGTGAAGGATGAGAATGACGATGGCGTTCTGTTCTCGTCCGATCACACCGATGTTCTTCTGGACGCTGGATGGGAGCCCCACGGGCGAGGCGTAAAGCACCGCTTCTACAAGGGCGACTCGGTGACGATCACCTTCTGACCATGCGAATCCAGACCAGCCTTTTCGATGAGGACAAAGAGCCCCTGCAACCGCCTGCCTATGTTCGGGCTGACGGGTCCATCGCAATCAAGACCAATTCGGGATGCCTCATTCTCACGGGCGGAGAGACCGTTGGCTATTGGGCCAAGGAAACGACCTACCGGAGAGGCATCAAGAACGCCAAGCGGGTTTTCAGAAAAGGCGAAACCATAACGCTGACCTTCTGACCCGGATTTTGGTGCGCCAACCGGACTATATAGAAGAAGAAGAGTGGGACATTCCGCTCTCTTCTTTTGGATGACTCCAAGGGAAGCAAGAATGTCTTTCAAAGTGAATCTCGACCTGGAACACTTCTGGTCAATCAATGACGAGGGGGAGCTGGTTCTCGAGCTCGCCCCCAAGAACCGGCCTGATGATGTGAAGGCCGAGTTCACCTTCAGCCGCAAACTGATGCTCGACGCCTTGGCCGACGACGCCAAGGAGAAGTTCGAGGACCCCTCCGTGAACATCGACGAATGGTTCGACCTGATAAAATGGCTCAGGGGAACCGCGGATGCTCTCGAAAGGGAAATGAAAGGGTTCTTCTCGTGAGCATGGATCAAATGAAGGCCACCTATCTGGACCACATGGGGACAGACCTGACGGTGGTGAATAACGCCCGCGTTTCCTTCGCCAAGCAGTCTTCCTACGAACTGGACGATTGGGGTGTGATGACCCTGAAGGACAGCGACAAGGGACTCATCCGGTATCTCGCAAGGGGTCTCAGGACCGGCGAATGGGACAGCCTGATTGGCGAGGTAGTATCGACTGCACACATGGGGCCTTACTCGGAGATTGGGGAAATCCTTAGGGCCTACAAGAAGCTACCTGCTCATTGGGCACCCTTTGCGAATGGCTGCAATGTGCAGTTCCATCTGAAGGCACCCTTCCCGATCATGCGCCAAGTGTTCAAGCACAAGGTTGGGGCCGTCGAGAGCGAAATCAGCCGCCGCTACGTCGATACCGCTCCTGAGGTCTTCTTCCCTGAGTGGCGACGGAAGGCTGAGAACGTCAAGCAGGGGTCGTCGGATGAGGTCTTTGAGCCCCCGGCGATGCCCGTGACGATCAAACGCTTCGATCACGCGATGGAAGGGGTCGTGGACTATGAGCGCGTCGTCGCTCTGGCCGTGGCCTACTACGAGCATCTGATCGAGAGCGGTGTCTGCCCTGAGCAAGCTCGCTTCGTGTTGCCCCAAGGGGCCATGACCGAGGCCAGGATCACCAACAGCCTCTATGGGTGGGCGAACTTCTACAACGCCCGCTCTGACGTGACCCATGCTCAGCGTGAGGTCGCCTACATCGCGGAGCAGATCGGGGCCGAAATGTCCCAACTGTTCCCGGTCTCTTGGGAGGCCCTGACGGGATAATGGAACGGTTCATTCTCGGATTTGTCGTCCCTTTCGGGATCGGCTGGATCATCGGGGACCTGTTAGCGAAGGTTATCCTGACATGATCTACGGCACCCTCTGTGTCCTCGTTGGGCTGTGGGCCTTCGG